GATTTAAAAGCCGATATTATTTCTTTAATATTGAATCTCGAACTATCTGACTCTGAGCATCTTTCTGTTGACGTTCGATAGCTTTCTGCTCATCAGACAATCGCTTTATACGGACATCTCTTAATTCAAATAATCTCTTTTTAGGTATATTATACATAATATCTTCATATGATAATTCACCTTTAAAAAGAGCTAGAGTTTCATCTATAACTCTTGAATTTTGCTCAGCTCTATCTCCGTACTCATCAAGCGATTGTATGTCTGAAAAACTAAGTCATCCATTGATACATCAAGATTCTTAGTTACAGCTCCACAATGAGGGCACTTAGTATCTCCAAGAGAATACGTAACTTCCCATAAGCTCTGAATCTTAGCTGTCTGAGCTGCAAGATATTTAATATCATTTGGTCCTATATAATAAATAGCATCAAGAATATCCTTATATCCAGTACAATGAATATATCCACCTTCACCATCAGGAACATCCACACTTCTAACTGATGTAAGTAGAAGTACATTATCCATATATACCTGACTAGCATCATTTCCAAATGCATCTTTAAATGTCTCTTCATTCATTAGAGGAATAAAGTTATACAAGAAATCATATGCACTTGCTACACCCATCTCACATACAACTTTACTATCAGGTAATTCTACATACTTAGAATTATTAACAGCTGCATTTTCAGCAATCTTATCATAATCAGATGGTTTAGCTGTAGCAACTTCTTCCATCTTCTTTAAGAATTTATCAGCACATCTTTCAAGTCTTAGAATATTTCTTGTATTATATTCCCAGTTGAAAGTTTTACCACATTCTTTATTACCACATCTAAGTGGGATTTCCTGTGTTTCTTTCTCTGTAGAAATATAAAGACCATAAAGTGCTAATGAAATATCTGTATAAGAGAAATGCTTTAAGAAATCTTCAAAATCCTTAAAATCTCCTCTTGAGATATTTGTCATATGATTATAGATAATACTTAATCTCTTATAATACTGATCAAATTTAACATTTTCCATTGATAGAGCAATATCTGCATATTCACCATATGATAATCCCTTCATCTGTGCTTTAAATCCTGATGCTGGGAAGCATATAGTAGTTCTACTACCATTAATATTAAATTCTTTAATATGGTCTTGGAATGATACTGATGACCTTTTTGCTTTAATAGTAGCTAGATCAAGAATTCTAACTTCATTAATTCTTATAGTCTCTGCTTCAGATAATTTCTTCTTCTCTTCTTCTGATAGGAAGAAATCACCACCAAGTCCAGTTTTATCAATAAGAATTTCTACTATTCTTTTTTTCTCTGGAGATATTTCATCTTCTTTATTTTCTTCCTCTGATTCAGATGCTTTATCTTCATCAACTTTTATTTCTTCTTCTTTTATATCTGTACCTTTATCTTTTAACTCTTTTCTTTCTTCTGGAGTAAGAATAGAGAAATCGAATATAGGTTCATCATCTTTTCTAGGTCTAATAAATACAGGTTCCTGTTTATTACCATACTTATCCATAAGATCGAATGATATAGAACCATCTGGATTTATTTTAACAGATTCAATCTCATCCATCAACTGTACATACTCTAACTGAGTCATTGGCTTTTTGATAAGAGTAACTTTACTCCTCTTACTAAGAGTAGTATCATAGTTATTAATCTCATTTTTAATATCAGCCATTCTCTCATCGTTATATACAATATTCTTCTGTGGACCATTGTCTGCTTTTAAATCACCATTATCAACTACTAGTCCTTTTGGAGTTTTTGCTTCATCTTCTTTAAGCATCTCTAATGGAGATTTCTTAACTTCTGCTGGAGCATTCTCTGTTTTTACTACATTAGATTCTTCTTTAACTGCATTGAGCATTGATGTTAAATCCAAATCTTCATTTCTTGAAATTGTATTAGAATTATTAAGCTCGTTATCTGTCATTTTGCTTATTTCCCTTCTTATAAATATTTAATTTAAATAATTTGAGTTTCATTCTCTACAAAGTTGTAGATTATTTCACCTTTATCATTTGTAGTAACTCCTAATACCAATTGAAAATCTTTACTATCCTTTACAATAGGCATTAGGAATAACAACATCAGATTTCCATTATATTTAGTGGTAATAATATCCATATCACCACTGTTAATAGAATAAGAAAATTCTGAGCATTGTAATGCTAATTCTGATTTAATACCTTCAGTATCTATTTCATCATCAAATGAATATAAATAATGAGAAATATCCATTCCTAATGTAGGAATAGAAGGATAAAATCCAGGTTTCCCAAATAATATCATCATTACATCTGTGATAAAAGATTCTGTAGGTGATAGAACTTTAGGTTCATTAAAATCATTAACATTAAATGTTGGATTTACTGGTAATGTTGCCATAATAGTTATGAAATCCTTTCATTTAATAAGTTTACATTAATGTGAATTCAATTAAAAGTAAATGCTTAGGGTTAGAAACAAAATGATAAATTAAAATATATTTCATATGAAAGGAATATTATAAAGATTATGAGTTATTATAGAAGAAGATTTCCTGTTGAGAGATGGGATGATGAAGATCTTTTAATGGAAAATCAGTTTAATAAACTGATAACTACTGCAAATATGATTCAGTTAGAGAATGAACAGATCTTGAGAGATATAGAAACTAAAGTATATGTTGAAGATGGTACAATAGATGATTTACAATATCTATATCTTGAAGCTGAAGAAGCTGCAGATAAAAAAGAAGTTGGTATATTAACTAGAATAATCAATTTTATCAAAAAAATTATAGCAAAGATTAAGGAAAAATTTAATGAAATATTTGGTAGCGGAGATGATGTTGATGTTAAAGTTCCTAAAACCCAATTAGGTATGCTTGATAAAATAGTACAGCATTACCAAAATATAAAGGCTGCTATAGATTTAATCATTAGCGGTAGAATACTTGAAGGAGTAAAAGCATTATTATCTGCTGCTAAATTAGAGTTTATGGCAGCTGGTGCTGGTGTTGCACTAGTTGTTATTCGTAAATCTAAACTTAAAGCTAAATATGATGTATTGCATAATATAAACGATCTAGCAGGCAAAGCTAATGATAAAATAGAAGGGTGGCTTAAGTCTAAAAGTAAAGGAGCGAATATGGATTTGATTAAGTCGGGCTTAAGCTTTTTGAAAGAACATATTATAGACCCTATTGGAGCTGCTATAAAAGAAGCTGGAAAATGGTTAAATGGTGATGCTACTGGAGATACTGGTAAAGGCGAAGGTGGTACTGGAGATACTGGTAAAGGCGAAGGTGGTACTGGAGATACTGGTAAAGGCGAAGGTGGTACTCCAAAAAAAGGTAAATATCCATGGCAAAGTATGACACCTGACGATCTTGAAATGAATGGATTAAAGAGTAATGGACGAATTAAAAATCCTGATCTATTCTGGAAATACCTACTTAGCACTGGAAAGATAACACAAAAACAGATAGACGATTTCAATAATAAACTTAAAAATGCTCCAAATAATAGTAAAACATCATGGTTAAGTATTGTTAGAAAGCCTATCGGAGAATCTGTATTTGGATTCTGGGATGATGAGTATGACGACTATTATGAATCAGATTATTCAGATTTTTATTAATTAATAAAGGATATATATATATATATATGAGAAATTTATTAAATATAAATAAAGCTATTAAGTTAATGGAAAGTGATTATAATAATTTATCTACTATGTATGAAATGGTAGATATTCAATATAATCAGATGTATGAAGATAATGAAACAAAAATGTTTATTGAAGGGATATCTATAAAGAATCCCTTCAAAGATAAAATAGAAGCATG